AGAGAACACTTTTGGGGTTGAAGTGGCCTCCAACTTGGATTCTCATATTTTGTCCCCTGCTGTACTAGATCCCTTACGGCTGTCCTATACATTGCAGCAAGTCATCAAGACAGAGTACATCACCTTTGACCACAACCGGGCCGGGGGCCTAGGGATCATCAACTCAGACCAGTGGTCCGACGTAGCTGACTCGGACCCCCTCTACTACGTGGTGACGGGGCTCTACTACGACAACACCCTTGGGGCCGAATACGAAAGCCCCTACTCCCAGGAAATCCTGGGGAAGCCCCTTGTCATTGACACGGCCATCCGGGATCTGCCTGGAAGAACCCAGCTTCAGATCGTGGTCAACTTCGTGGATGCCATCCAACGGGTCAATGAGGAGATCACCCTCATCCCAGGCTCTACGACTCGGGACGTGAGCTGTGACCCGTTTGCTTCTGAAGCCGAACGTATCTGGTTTGTCCTGGACTTCGTTCACCGTAGCCAGAGCTTTCTCACCCTCTTGCAGATCGATGACGCCAACGGGGATGGTGTGTCGGACCCTGTTGTTTCATCTGCCTACAAGTCGGCCCTGAAGGCAGCCCTGGGATTTTCAACGGATGCTGCAACGCAGCAGCTCATTGACACCCAGTTCGATAAGTTGGCGGGCAACTTCCAACGGACCCGTCTTGCGGGACGTTCGTCTGTGGGCCAAGCAGTTTTCTACTCTACTGTCCGCCCCTCTACGGACGTAACCATAGCGGCGGAGACCAAGGTTTCTGCCACAACGAACAGCGGAACAGTGCAGTTCGTAGTGGGGGGTAGCTTTTTACTGCCTGTCGCTGATGCTGAGGCGTACTACAACTTTGATACCCGTCGCTATGAAATCATCGCGGATATCGTGGCAACGGAGATTGGAGCCAAGGGTAACGTCCCAGCGGGCAGCATTACCAACATCCTGTCCAATACCAGTGGCTTCAGCGTGACCAACACGGAAGCCACTGTTTTCGGGTCCGACCGGGAAAGCAACTACGAGCTGGCTTTGAGGGCTCAGCTCGCCTTCTCGGTAGATACTGGGACAGAGGGCGGCTATGCCTCCACGACGGCAGAACAGATCGGCATCATCAAGTCCAAGATCGTCAAGAGCGGCGACACTCTCATGATGCGGGACTATGATGAGGTGCGGGGAAAGCACATTGGGGGCAAGGTCGATATCTGGGTCCAGGGCCTCAAGGAACGAACCTTGACCGAGACCTTTGCCTTCACGTTTGAGGTCTCCCTCGATAGCACCTGCCAGATCATCAATGCGTCCACCCTCGTCATACGAGTGCTAGACCCACGAGTGACCCCAGACACGCCCATCACGGAAATCCTCGATAACCCGGCTCAGGGGCTTGGGGTTCGCAACGCTTCACAGGGTAAGGACTACGATCTGACTGGGGTTACGCTCATCGACTACCAGACGTTCCAATTGGATGCCGGTATCCAGAGCTTCACCACAGCCCTCGACGACATCATCAAGGCCGATTTCCGGTTCCGGAGCGTCAACAAATTCTACCTGAGCTATCAGCCGGTACGACGGGTGACCTCAGTGGTCGGGCAGTCATCTGGAGCCCTCACGACAGCGGGCTACAACCTCTACAAGACCGACGACCCTCTTTTGGAAGGGGAGTCCACGATAGCCCGTAATTACGTGCAGATCAATCAAGTGGGGGGCATCCCCACAGGTGCCATCATCACCGTTTCGGATGAGCAGCACGTTATGATCGGGTTCTTCGAGGAACGCCTTCTGAGCATCGGGATCAACACGGCTACCATTCGAGTCTTCAGTGAAGACAGATTGATTGAGTATGACGGACCCAGCACCACGGCTCCGGATTTCGAGATCATCGAGGGTACAGCTACGACCCCTGCCAGGATCGTTCGGACCACGGCTTCAACCATCGTGAGTGGTCAGACTGTGAGCATTGACTACGAGCACGATGAGAACTTCGATGTCACCTATGTCATCAACGATCTGCTTCAACAGCTACAGGCAACAATCAATCGGCGGCGACACACAACAGCCGATGTTCTAGTCAAGCAAGCCATCCTCAATTCCGTGGACATCGAAACCACGGTTCAGCTCAAGAGGGGTGCCACAAAGGACAAGACGGACCCCAAGGTCCGCACCAACGTGAGCACCGAGCTGAACTCCAAGCTCATCGGCCAAGGGTCGGCCCAGTCCGACCTCATCAACGCTATCGACTCCACAGAGGGTGTGGACTTCCAGGTTTTACCTCTGGCGAAGATGGGCTACGCAGACGGCTCCCAGAAGATGAGGGAAGCCCTCATCTCTTCAACGGTCAGGCTCAGTTCCCTGGATGCTGCCGGGAATCGGGTGTTCATCTTCACCAATGCCCTTCAGTATCCCACCATTGATGGTGGTGGGGGGGCCACCGTGCATAAGGGGGTCTTCCAGGATGACCAAGCTATGACCTTGGTGTCCTTACTGACTTCCGTGGGACAGTACGCAGCGGGGGCCTACATCATCGGAGATTCCGGGGCTGACATCACCGGGTACAGTGACGATGCCACCATCACGGCAGAAACGGGCTATACGGACCCGGCTGACATCGAGGCAGAGAGACTACGCCGGACGGCCAATCACGTCGTGGTGAGCCTGGAGGGACCCCCAGACGAGCCTTCTGAGCACTCCTACCGAGTCAGTTACATCATCACGGGCGATAGGGGTCCTCACGACATCCAGGCATCCGAGGTGGAGTTCATCGACCTTGGGGAGCTGACCCTCACATTTAGATCCGCTAATTAGCCATGAGTCCTCAAGGCAAGGTTTATGGGTTGTACCATCCCCAAACAGGGGAACTACGGTATGTGGGTCAGACATGGGTGTCACTTTCACGCCGTCTTACAGGCCATATGTATGTGGCAAAGCATTCAGAGCACCATCGTCGCCATGTAGTGGCTTGGATTAGGTCCCTCCTTAAGGATGGGCTCCGGCCAAAAATCATCGAGTTGGGTAGAGCGTCCAACCCGGAAGACTTGGACCTGTTGGAAGTCAAATGCATTTCTGAGGCCAGAAGTCAGGGGTGCCGTCTGACAAATCATGCTGATGGGGGTAAAGGGAACCATGGTCGGAAGCTGTTGCCGTCCCATCGGGCTAAACTACATAACCCTGAAGTGTGGGCTCGAATGGCAGCCACCCGAAAGGGTCAGCCCTCTCCTATGAAGGGTAGGCACCACACCGCAAAAACCAAGACTAAGATCAGTGCAGCCAAATCGGGCAAGCTAGGTAAGTTGCGGAAAGACGTTTCCACGGAAACCATGATCGACTATCTTCGACATGGAGTTTCGGTGACACAAGTGGCTGAGTCCCTTGGAGTTAATCGTACTACAGTTCGGAACCGACTTCGGAGAGCAAAGCACCTGGGAGTTGAAGTGCCATTGTTGAAGCGATGTATCCCCACGGACCTCATCTGCCAAAAGCTTTTTGACAGAAGCCTGTCCTACGCTCAGGTGGCGGTGGAACTTGGAGTGTCGGTGGAATTCTTGCGGACTCGTTTGAGCAGAGCCCGACGTTCCGGAAAGACAATTCCAAAGTTTTGTCCAGGACCTAAACTTGCTGAGCAGCAGGGGATGTAGCCATGGCCCGATTCCAGATAGATCCTAACCGGCTCAACTTCAACATCGAGAACCGGGGTAAGGAATGGAATCTTCGGGTTTTGCAGAGGGCACAGGCCATCTTCACGACCCTACTGAACCTACTGCCCTCCAACTACACGTCCACCATCCAGGGTCCTAACTACACCCTGGAGCTGAAGGCCGTGGCCGTAGAGCTGGCGAAGATCGAGCTAGCTCTAGAGGACATCAATTATGACGTTGACTTCACCAAGACACGGTCGGAGTTCCTTTACAGCATCGTAGGATATCTAGCTTTCGTCAACGGTAAGCTTCCTCCCCTGGAGTTCAACGATGAGGAATTTAGGACCTTCCTGCTCAACCTCATCCGTATCTACTTCCAAGGGTCTATCCCCAAGTCGATGCAGGATGCAGCCGACCTGTTTTTCAGCGGGATTAACGAGGTTCTAGAGAACTTCCTGCTCACCCGTTTGGGGGCTTCAGGGTTCGACATCAGTGACCAGTTTGGGTTCAGGGTAGACATTCACACGGGGGGAGTCTTCCCCCCGGACGTGTTCCAGCTACAGCAGAGCCTGCAAATCATCCTGGATATCGTCCGCCCGGCCCACACGCTCTTCCGCATCCGGTACATCTTCGAGGACACCTACAATCCGAACGACCCCTTGGGGAAGATCCTCGATGCCTACCGATGGCGGATGTCGAGCTACTACTACGACGACTTCAGATCCTATTGGTGCGGCATCAGGGATCGGGACCGGATGGGCATGAAGACCAACCAGACGGTTTCGGATGAAGATCATTCAATGGACTTCTAGTTCTAGGCTACTTGTGCCCAAGGTAAGCAGGAGAGAATGAATATGTTGATCCAGCAGATTTCCGGCCCCAAGGCTCGTGTCCGTGTCCACCATGAGGTTGCCTACGACCGTGACGACAAGACTGGGCTTTGGCTTCGTCGGGTCGAGGTCGAGGACGAAATCGTCGAAAACCTCATCCTCAACGCGGGCCGTGTGCAGCTTCATGCCCAGTGCTACGCTACAGGCAGCATCCTGACCAACGGCTTCAACTACATCGGCCTCAGCAACGATGCTACGGCCCCTGACGCGGCAGACACGACCCTGACGGCTGAGCTGTCGGGGAACGGTCTGACCCGTGCTCAGGGCACCGTCACTCTGGCAACCGGTTCGGGTAACCAGACCACCGTTGCCAAGACGTTCACCTACACGGGGTCGTCTCAGGCTGTGCAGAAGTCCGCCCTGTTCACGGCTTCATCCTCGGGTGTCATGGCCCACGAGGTTACGTTCACGCAGCGTACCCTGGCAACCAACGACACTTTGACGCTCACGTATACGATCACTTTGGGATAGATTCATCAGTGATTAAGGTCACTTAGAAGAGTCATAGTGATTGTTGGCGTGAGGGTGTCGGAGGTATCAAGCCGAGGCCATGAGTATACATGGTGTCGTTTACGGGCTACACGACCCTGAAACCGGGGAGTTGCGGTATATTGGGCAGACAGTCACGACTGTAAAGGCGAGGCTCGCCAAGCATGTGACCCCGTCCCAACTCAGAAAACACTCCTACGTCGCCCGCTGGCTTCTTGGTCTTGTGAAGCAGGGCCAAGAACCTACTTGGTCGGTCTTGGCCTCTGCTGAAGACCAAGAGGAGCTTGACCGATTGGAGGTCGAGCTGATTGCCCAAGCCAGGGAAGAGGGGGTTCGGCTTGTCAATCTCTCGGAGGGTGGTGGTGGGCGAGCCGGTTGGGTTACACCCCCAGAAGTTCGAGAAAAACTGCGTCAATCAAATCTCGGCAAACCCCATCCGAAACACACTCCTGAGTGGAAGGCCCAGATGTCCAAGACCATGAAGGGCCGAAACACGAACACGGCTGAGCATATCGAGAGGCTGCGTCAGGCAAAGGTTGGGATACCCCGCTCCGAAGAAGTCAAGGCGAAGATCTCTGAAGCCAAAAAAGGCATTTCTTCGCACATGAAAGGTAAGCAGCACACAGAAGCGACCCGAGCCAAAATATCAGCCTCTCGGGAAGGTAAGCTCACAGGGGCTACCCACCATCAATACCGGCATGATATCCCAACCGACTTCATTTTGGCTCGGTTGGCTGAGGGTTCGACAAAAGTAGCGATAGCAAAGGAGCTTGGTGTGAGCCCGACCTTCGTACACCGGAGGATCAAGCAACAGGACAGGGCAAACCAAGTCACAGAGAAGATGTAGAAAGGTGTAGCCTTATGGCGGACTTCCCGGTTGATGTCGCTGAGACTGTCTCCGTCTCTGAGGCACTTGCGGACGTAAAAGGTACTCTAGTTGCTGGGGGCTACTCACGGTATTCCGTCGTTTTCGGCGGGACCGATGAGTATGTTACCGTGGGCAATGTCCTCGGATTTGAGAGGACGGGTACCTTCTCCTTTGCTGCCTGGGTCAAAATGCCCTCCCTTCCTGGGGGGAGCATGGTCATCAGCAAAGCGGCTGCTTCAACTCCGATAGGTTACGCCCTCAACATCGACAGCAGTGGGCACGTCGAGTTCATCCTGTTGAACACCACTACAACGGATGAACTTCAGGTCTATAGTAACGTCGTCCTCACAACCGACAAGTGGTACTTCATCTGTGCCACTTATGACGGCTCTAGTTCCGCCTCTGGGGTTACGATCTATGTGGATGGTGTGGCAACCACCACAACCACAGTGGCAGACACCCTAGCTTCAACCATCCAAAATTCCGCGTCTTTTGAGATAGGATCTGCCAGTGCCCTATCCTACTACCTGATCGGGAGCATAGACGAGGTTTCCATTTGGGACAAGGAGCTGTCCGGGGCTGAAGTCACGGAAGCCTACAATGTGGGACGGCCCACCAACCTGTTGTCTCACAGTGCTGTAGCCAACCTAGTAGGTTGGTGGAGGATGGGGGATGAAGATACCTTCCCCACCCTGACGGACTCAAGTTCGAGCGGCAACGATGGGACCATGACCAACATGGAGTCCGGGGACATCCAATTGGCCGCCCCCGGAGACCCTGTAGCCGAAGTGATCTCCGTCTCTGATGCCTTGGCTGAGGTTTACGGGGTCGTAGCGGCAGGGTCCGAAACGGTCACGGTTTCGGAGGCTTTGGGAGCCTTCTTTGAAGGTACTGAGGCGGTACCTGAGACCGTTACCGTTTCCGAAGCCCTGTTGGACTCCTATGGGACAGCGGATGTCGGGGCAGATACCGTTACCGTTTCCGATGCCATGGCTGAAGTCTACGGAGCGATGGCAGCCGGGTCCGATACGGTCACGGTTTCGGAAGCTCTGGCGTCCCTCTTTGAGGGGACTGAGGCAGTTCCCGAGACAGTTACCGTTTCCGAGGCTTCGGCTGCGGTCTATGGGATCGTGGCGGACGGGCCTGAAACGGTCACCGTGACGGATGCTCTTGCCTCCGTTCATGCCATGTCGGTTCTGGCTGAGACCGTCACGCCTGGGTATTCGACCTACTCCACCGTGTTCGATGGGGTGAATGAGTACGTTACGATGGGTAACGTACTCGGGTTTGAGCGGACGGATGCTTTCTCCATTTCGTGCTGGATCAAGTGTTCAGTGGCTGCCAGCTACCCAGTGGTCATGAAGCAGCAGGGGGCCAGCCCCTATCTTGGGTACAGCCTATGGATCGATGCGAGCTACATCCGCTTCGATCTGATGAACAATACGACCACAAACGCCCTCAAGATGAGGGCATCGGCTACGTCCGTAGTGACAGGACAGTGGGTTCACGTTCTTGCTACCTATGATGGCAGCTCAGCCCCAGCCGGGGTTCACATCTACATCGACGGAGTTGACCAATCCCTAACGACAGTGGCGGACACACTCTCAGCTTCCATTCTCAATAGCTGGGAGTTTCAGATTGCCAAGCAGGGGGCTCGTACAGATTGGTGGTATGCGGGTCTAACAGACGAAGTTTCTGTCTGGAACAAGGCCCTGACCCCCTCTGAAGTAGCAGAGGTCTACAATTCTGGTTCGACTACGAATCTCGCCCTTCACAGTGCTGTAGCCAATCTAGTAGGTTGGTGGCGGATGGGTGATGGGGATACCTTTCCCACGCTGCAAGACCATGGCACCGGAGGACTTCCGTATCCTCTAGTTCGAGACGTATCCGGCCACAACCTGAATGGCACGATGACCAGTATGGAGGTCACGGACGTTCAGGTAGAGGCCCCCTATTCGAAGGCCATGGACTTCGATGGGTCCAACGACTACGTAACTCTTGGGAACGTCCTGGGGTTCGATAGGACGGATGCACGTAGCTGGAGTTTCTGGGTCTACATACGGGGTACTGCATCGGGAGCCATCATTACGAAAACCGCAGCAGGCGGGGAGTACATGATTTTGGCAGGCCCGGCTAACGGTCAGATTTATGTCGGAATGGGGAATTCCTACCCATCGAGCTGGCTCGGCCGATACTGCAACGGCATCTGCCCTGTCGATACTTGGAATCATGTCGTTGTCACCTACGACGGTAGCTCAGACGTAAGCGGGGTCAAAGCCTACTTCAACGGAGTTGAGGCTTCGTACACAGATCAGTACAACACCCTTAGCTCGGGTTCGATCACCAACACGGCCCCGCACAAGATCGGCTACAAGGACACTACGTATGAGCCCCTGAATGGGCAGCTTGCCCATATGGCTATGTGGAACAAGGTACTGTCCCTTGCGGAAGCTCAGGAAGTCTATGCCAGTGGTAGCTTGACCCTGGATCTGACCACTGTATCTTGTGCTGCCAATCTGTTGGGGTGGTGGCCGCTCGGGGCTAGGGATGCCTACCCGACCGCAACGGACAGGTCGGGTAATGGCTACCACGGCACCATGACCAACATGGCCGCAAACGACATTGTTGCTCGCAGGTATGAGCGAGCCGTTTCGGCCAAGTATGTGGTGTTCGGCGGCTCCAACGAATACGTCTCAATGGGCAACGTCTTGGCTTTCGAGCGGACGGATGCCTTCAGCCTTGCGTGTTGGTTCAGGTCCCCCGCAACAGCGTCTGAGTCAGACCTGATCGGTAAGGTATCAAACACCTCTACTTGGCAGGGCTACGACTTGTGCCTCTTGAGCACAGGAGCCCTCAACTTCGATATCGTTTCGAATTGGGGAGCTGGGAATCGCCTCCGAATTCAAACGACTGCCACGGGCTACAACGACGATAAGTGGCACCACATCGTTTGCACCTACAATGGGTCCAGCAATGCCTCTGGCATGGCGATCTACATCGATGGGGCACTTGCTGCGACGTCTATCGTCTACAACAGCTTGACAAGCACCATCGTTTCGACCGCTAACTTCAATCTGGGTACAGTCGTCAATGGGACCTACCCACTTGTCGGAGCCCTAGCTGAGGTTCTGGTCTACAGCAAGCAGCTCAGTCTGGCAGAGGTGATTGCCCTCTACAACCGGGACATACCCACGGGCTCTCTGGCAGCCCATTGGCCGATGGGCGATGGTGATACCTACCCCACCCTTTCAGATACTTCGGGAAACGGCCTCCATGGCACCATGGTCAACATGGAGGCGTCTGACATCCAGACACCTATTAGCCAGACTTCGATTGCCTACAAGAGCCTCATCTTCGATGGTTCCGAGTACATTGGCTGTGGCAGCATCCTGAACTACGAGCGGACTAACACCTTTTCCGCTTCAGTTTGGTTCAAGACCAGCGACGGATCAGTCAGGATGCTCTTCGGTAAGGATGGTACTTCTTACCAAGGCTATTCCGTTTACATACAAGGTGGCATTCGCGTCGAGATCATCAGTTCTTGGCCCGGGAATTGGCTCCAGGGGTACACAAGCTCGTCTTGGTCGGATGGGCAGTGGCACCACTTGGTGGTCACCTATGATGGTACTTCCCAGGTCAGTGGCATCAAAATCTACATTGACGGAAACTCACAAACCGTCCTAGTTGGGGCTAACAGCCTGACGGGTTCGATTGTTACCAGTGCCGAGTTCAAGATCGGAAGCCGTACTTCTGGGTATCCGTTCCTAGGAAACCTGTACGACCTAGCCTTCTACAACAAGGTCCTGAGTGCTTCCGAGGTCCTAGAGGTCTACAACTGGGCAGTACCGAAGGACCTTCGGCTACTGAGCACGGCTGGTAACCTGGATGCCTACTGGCGGCTTGGGAATAGCGTTCCGAATCCCGGCACCATGACCAACATGGAGTCCGGTGACATTCAGACGGATGTTCCCCAGGGGGTAGGTCCAGAAGTCATCGTAGTCTCGGAAGTCCTGGTCCCGTTTCTGGCAACAACGGGTGCTGGTGCCGATACAGTCTCGGTCTCGGAATCCCTGGCGGCTGTTCGGGGAGCCATGGCTGTGAAGGGCTACTCAGCCACGTCTACCTCTTTCGATGGGGTGGATGAGTACATCACCATGGGCAACGTCCTCGGATTCGAGAGGACGAGTGCTTTCAGTTTGTCCTGTTGGTTCAAAACGACTACTACGAGCTGGAAGGGGCTCATTTCCAAGATTTTGGGCTCCCCCTCCTACCAAGGTTACCGCTTGGTGATGGACGGGGTCTTTCCTGGCAAGCTCCAGTTGCAGTTGATCAATTACGCAGCCACTAACTACGCCGCTGTCAGGACCAATGCCGCCTTTAACGACGGGAATTGGCACCATGTTGTGGCGACCTATGATGGGTCCAGTACGGCTGCGGGGATCAAACTCTATGTAGATGGTGCATTGGCAGCCTCCACTGTCGTGCAGGATACGTTGTCGGGCACCATTCTAACGGCAGCTCCATTTGTAGTGGCTTCTACCAGTGGCGGCTCCGATTACTGGGCTGGTTCCTTGGACGAAGTCTCGGCCTGGAACAGGGTCCTGACCTCCGGTGAAGTCACAGAGATCTACAACTCAGGTGGGCCAACCAACCTAGCCCTTCACAGTGCAGTCGCCAACCTCATTGGTTGGTGGAGGATGGGCGAAGAGTCCACCTTCCCCGTTGTTCTGGATCGCAGCTCGGGTCAGATCACATATCCGGCCATCACGGATGCTTCCGGTCATGCCCTCAGTGGGACCATGACCAACATGGAGACCACTGACCTCCAGTACGATGCCCCCTACGGTAAGGCCCTCGTATTCGATGGCGTCAACGAATACGTCACGATGGGGGATGTGCTCGGATTCGAGCGGACAAATGCATTTAGCATAGCTTTTTGGATGAAGTCAGCGGCGGGGGGCTCCGGAGTTGATCAGGTTCTGGGCAAGCAGGAGTCCTTCGGTAATTACCGAGGATGGAGCGTCCAGATCAATAGGTCTACAGGCACGATTGGGTTAGTGCTTAGAAGCGTGCTCGCCACCAATGAGATGTCTGCCTATTCGACGTCTTCAGTGACGGACGACACCTGGAAACACGTTCTGTTTACATACGATGGGTCCTCCCTGCATACAGGTATTCACCTGTATGTTGACGGTGTGGTTGCCAGCATGACTGGGGGGGCCTTTCTCACGAGCACTATCGTCAACTCTGTTGCGTTTATGCTTGCTAGCATGAATGCCGGAGGTGATTGGTACACTGGTTCCCTTGATGAAGTTGGCATCTGGGACAAGGAGCTGTCCCCCACTGAAGTCGCAGAGGTCTACAACGGCGGGGCATTGCCGGTCGATCTGACAGCTCTCAGCACGAAAGCCAATCTCATTGGCTGGTGGCCGATGGGCGAGGGAGACGTTTACCCGACGCTAACGGACAGATCTACGGGCGGTCACAATGGCACGATGACCAATATGGAGAGCACGGACATCGTAGACCGTGCTTTGGTTGGCACAGCCTTCGCCAAGAGGAGCCTGCTGTTTGGG